GTCTTAACAGGACCTGCAAAAAGAGACATTGGTTGAGAACGGTTAGCAGCATCATTATCTTGCTTACGAATCTTAATCCAGAAATCTGTATTATTAGATGTAGGCAAAGCTCCAGTTGTACCATTATAACCGAAAGAAGTAACTTGTTGAACAGCTGCTTTAAAACGAGCTGCAGACAATTTAATACTACCTTTAGTTAGGATTGGAGACTTCATCAAAGGAACTCCAACACCTTTTCCTTGTACGATTAGGAAACGATCTCCGTTATTTAATGCTGTATACTCTGCAGCACTTAATCTTTGTAAACCTAAATCTGTAACAACAATCGCACCTACTTCAAGGTTAGAGTCAGATACTACTGTACCTGCAGTTGTTACTGGCAAGTTAGCCGTCAATTTAGAAGCGTCATTTAGCAATACACTAAATACATTGTTTGCTTTTCTTAACATTTTGTTTTGTTTTTAAATTAATATTATTGTTTATTTATTCTAGTTCCTTAAAAGGTTCTACTATTTGCATTTTTTGTTCTTTTACTCTTTGATACATTAAGTCCATTGCTATATCTATTATAACTATATGGGTAGATGTATCTAACTCGCAATTTTGTTGGTTAGCAGGAGTATCTCTATCTACTACTATTGCTTGTGGATTTTTAACATATCGCATGTGATATATGTCTATGTTAAAAGTGCCATCTGTAAACAACTCGTGTCGTTTAGCAGTTGCAGGAGCAGTAGGTGATATACCTGTTACCTGTCTGGAGAATTCCGATCTCCATATTCTAGCATCTCCCGAGGATTTGTAGAAAGGTTTTTTATATTTGCTCCAACTGAATCTCTGCATCTCGTTGTGAGCAATCTGGACAACATATCCTACAATATTAGTTGTTGTTCCGCATGTCATCTTATCTATAGTACATTCTTCGTATATAGTGTACATGTGGTCCAACGGTAAATCAAAGAACTTTCCTGTTACATCTGTGTTCACAATTATTCCTGCTTGTGATGCAGAAGGGGTTAGGGCAGGAGCATCTTTGATAAGTGCTCCCAATCCTTGATCCCTAATTTCTGTTTCTTGAAAGCCTTTACCCTTTCTATTATTTAATTCGTCAAAGTATTTTTTAACATATAACTGCTCAGCCTCTGTTAGTACAGAAGATAATTCAAAATCTTCATAACCAGGGGAACCAAAACTATCACTTCTGTCTAGTTTCAATTCTAATTCATCGGCCATTTGGTTTGCAGTCATATCTTAATTTCTTTTTGCTAAATCAATTTTTGCTTTTACTCTCAATTTTACTTCTTGATTGTCAGGGTTAAGTAAGTAGTTAATAACATCAGTCATATCTCCTAACTCAGCACCATTATCAAGTGTGTATCTTTTTTCACCCTTACGAATAACTGCACCAGCTTCTACAGCTTCTTGTACAAAGATTCTTTCAGCATATTGTGGATGGTTAACAATTTCTAAGAAATATGTAGGATTACTGTCCACAATATTTAATACTTCGTTCTTCAACCATTCGTCATTTGCTGTAGCAGGTATAGTTCTACCAAGAGATTTAATAAATCCTATTGTAGCTGTTTTACTATTTGTAATTTCTGCGTATTTAACAAAAGCATTTGCTTTAACACTAGCTTCTTCTAATTTCTTAGTAGTTACTTTGCTTTCGTCTACAATCATAAACTCATAAGTAGCTTTTAATGTTCTATCATCATAAGATGGTGATATACGCATTTTATCAGCTAACAATATAAGATACTTTAACATATCTAAAGACTGATTAAGATTTAATGTTGTACCTTCTTTTGTAAGTACTACACGTCCTCTTCTGTCTGTTCTCCAGAAGTTATCCTCTTGCTTAAGTGTTGGGTTTAAATCCACACCTAATTCTTTTTCAAAGAACTCTTTTTGAGTCATTCCGTTAGGAAAAGACTCCATGTATTTTTGAACTTTAACTCTTCTCTGGTCGTCCAAAATTACTTTTACTCCACCTCCCAAGTTTGCATTATTAAGCGGAACTTGAAAACTTCGTTTTGTTTTATTGTACATGAAAGGATCTTTTTTGTTATCCTGTCCTTGTACTAATAAGGTACCCCATTTCCCCGATGATTCTACTGGCTTTATAGCTACGATTCTATTTTGTAGAAAAGATCCATAAATTTGTTTTTCAATTTTTGCTGTTTCCATTTTTGCTGTCTTAATTAATTCTCTTTATTAAAAATGTCCCCTCGAGGCGTTCAACTCCGAGGGGATCATTTCCTATAGTTTTTATCTTTCTACTGAAAGACGTAAATCTACTACTTTTGTAGGATCTTCGATCATCAATCCACCCCACTTCTGGAAGTGTACTGAGTAACCGTCTACTGGAGAAGCTACCATCTTTGGTGAACCTTTACCTGCAGGAGAGAAAGGATCTCTCATACCTGGGATATACGCCCAGTTGTAATCTGGAACTCCTTTTGGCTTAACTCGGTAGATACCTGCATTGTCACCATAATCCAAAGCAAGGATTCTGTGTGATTCAACAAGACCTTTTCCATCTGGGTGACGTTGTGGGAAGTAAACATCATCATCGAAGAAATCAACGATTTCAACTTTGATAACAACTCCGTTGTACCATTCGTACACGTTCCACTGTGGTTCCATTAAACCTTTAGTGTTATTACCACCTAAGTTACCTGCATCTGTGTTAGACATCAAGAATTTATCAGAAATTACTGTGAATTTTCCTGTTCCTGATTTAGCTTGGATTTGCTTAGAGATTTCAATAGCACCGAATTCTCCTGTTAACAAGTGAATTACACGCTTACCTCTTTCAATTTTACCAACACCCATATCTAACAACAATTCTAAATGCCAGTCAAGGTCATAAGTGTTGTAGTGGTGAACATTAGATGGAGCAATTTGCTCGAAGAAACCTGCACCTGATTCGATAGCATATTTAGTCTTGTCATCTTTGTTTAAATACTTGTGATCTGCTGTCCAGTTTTTCTTACCGTACATCAACATACGAGCAAACATTTCTTCACACTGGTGATGAGCTACCATATCTTGGTAGTTAATCCAGATTGATTCTTGTTGACCTTTGTAGTTAAATCCAAACTCTAATGGTTCGTTTTTACCTTTGTTGATAGTGTTACCTGCAACTTCATACTCCATACGCAATGTAGAAGGACGATTTTCCATTCTCCAAGGAGATGTAAAATACGGCTTAGCACCTTGGTAAGATAGAGTAGATGGAGACAAAGAGTAGAATTTAGACCAACGACCTCCGATAGAAAATTCCTCAGAAGGAACAGACTTAGTAGAGCTATCAGTTACTAATTCAACTTCAACTTTGTAACGAGAACCTGCGTCCATAGATTTCTTAACCAACAAGTGGTAATCATCTACTTCTCCACGAAGTACGTTAGTTTCTTCAAACAACGGTTCGTCAAAGATTAAGTAAAAACGCTCTCCGTTAGCACCAACATTTGCTGGGAAAGTCCCTGCAGAAATAGTACGTCCGTCAATTGTTTCAGCATCTACTAGAGGAAGATTCTTGTCGTGTTGACCTTGCAACATCCAGTTATAGAAACCATTTTCTTGTTCCACCTCTTTAACAGGGAAACGATCTACGAATTCACGTAATTTACCTTGAAGATTAGTTTTGTAAATTTGTTTAATTACATTGCTAATCAACTGTGGTTTTTGTTGATACAAAGAATGGAAGTGGTTATCTGTAACCAATCCATTGTAGTCTTTAGCTTCATACCTTTGTAATGGGAGTAATTGAGCCATTTTTTTCTTTTGTTATTAATTGTTAAACGAATAATTTATTTATTTCCCTTAGTCGCTCTTTCAAGCAAACTCAGTATTCCTTCTGTCTTTTGAGAAGTTTCCATAGAGGTATTTCTACCTACTCCTCTTTGCTCTTCAGCTGCTATAACTTTATCTAGTTCGTTAATAGCGGCAGTCTTAGCAACTGCTTTTAATTTAGCAATATCTGGTTTAAACTTACCTTCTTTATCTAAATTAAATAATCCCATAGTATCGTAGTAGTTAATTAACATCTCAAACTCTACAGGGTTTCTTTGTTGTTTATACATTAAACTGTTAAACTCTTTCCCTGATTTAGGGTCCGTGTAAACTGGGTTTACTATATTGCTCTTTAATTTATCCTTAGCAATTTTATTAAGACTTAAACCATCGATGAAAGATTCTCTTGTATCAATGTGTCCTAATAAATTCTCAAATGCATCTGTCTGTGCTTTTTGAGCTGCTTTAGTCTTTAGCTCTTTACTGCTTCTAGACTCCTGAATAACTGATTGCGCTTGTGTCTTTAATTCAGGAATTGCTTTTAATGCCTTTTCCTCTAACTTATTTACTGCTAACGCATCGTCTATCGCTTCTAATGCATCTGCATCTGAGAAGTTTTTAGCTTTTAATTGTTCAAAGTAGATTTGTTTCTGCAAATTTTCATCTGCTTTAATATCTTCTACTCCAACACTATCAAAGAACTCTAATCTCTGTGCCATAAGAATAGCGTTGTCGGTATCATCAAATGCATCTTCGATTTCTAAAAATCTTTTCTTTGCAGACGACATGCCTTTTTTCCAATTCTCTTCTTTGGCCTTAAAATTTGTTTCAACTGTTTTGCTTACTAAATCTTTAATAGAATCAAATGTTCCTGGCATCTCGTCTAACTTTTCCATCTCTTCGACGGTTAAGACTCCTGCTGTAACAAGTTCTTTCATTAATGCTTTGTAAACTATCTCATTCTTGTTCTCGTTAGAACCTGAATCTTTTGTCTCTGTTGCTGCTACTTGTGTAGCTTTGCTTTCCCGTGTAGTAGTATCGTCTCCTTTTTCCGCTACTACAGGTGTTAATGTAAATTCTTCTGTTGAATCTTCTGAAGGTTCTCCGCCTCCATTTTTTGATTCTACTGCTGAATTTAGTTCTTCTGCCGACATTATTTGAAGTCCTTCAAACAAGTCATTGATATCTGCATCCATATTTGCTGTCATTAATTAGTTACAATATTAAAAAAATTTTTATACATAGTCTATAAATTATTTATGAATTCATCTATAGTCCTATAGCTTTATTTAGTCTTAGGTTTAGCATTAATCGCTTGTTTTTGAATTTCCTCTCTAGCTTGATTGGCTCTTTGAGTCTCCGCAAGTTTCTCTTCTGCTATTCTAACCTGATCTTGTTTATACTTTTCATCTACATCGGTACGTCTAATATCTAAGTAATCATCTATACCGTTATTATCTGTATCTACTCTTGCTCCATCTGCTGCATGTCGACTATTAGTATTATCTTCTTTCATGCCTGCAATCTGCAAGTTAGCTGCGATCTGTTCTCGTTTTATTGCTATTTCGTCATCATGGAATTTAATCTCTACTTGACGTTGTGCATCTTTGTCTGCTATAAGAGCTTTAGTCTGCTCTTCTTGAGAAGCCATTTTCTTCTCTTCCATTTGCTGTCCTTCTTCTTTAATTCTTCTTGCAGAATCTTCTAGTCTTCTAGCAACTTCTTGTACAGACTCTGATTGTGTAATAGCAATAAGATCCGATATAGTAGCTTGGCCATTTTGAATAGCTGCTTGAGATAACGCTCTTAAGTCGTCATATAATTGCGTATCGTTTGTAGAATTAGATACATGAACATCATATTCTGAAGCTACAAACTCGTCAAATTTAGTCACAATGTGTTGCCCCATATCGTCTAATAAGAACTGACCCTTTTTAGGATTTTTCTTATATGCATATTTACAAGCCTCTAAGAATTTAGTA